TGCATGATTGCAGTGTGGGGCATGGTAGGGTTATGGCATGAGCAATTAAGGAGATAGCGCAAGCGGCAAAATGCTATGCGGCGCCTTTAATTGCTCTCCGATATTCGACAGTCAATAACCCGCGTGCATGGGTGTGGTACATAACTTAATAGTCGAATATTCGGAATGGTGTTGCGTCCATTGCCAATACGCACGGTTTCCCGCACTTGCAGATAAGTTCACATTATGCGGGAAACTGCCACCATTTACAACCCCTCTTATTAGGAGCATCTATTATGACTGTTGTTGACCAGGCCACTGGCGTTGTTGACACCGTGGACGCAACGCAGGATGTTGCCGTTCGCATTCAGAATCTTGCTAACGGTGTTTCCGTTGCTTATTCTTCGATCAAGGGTGATGACATTGAGGCTAAGGTTGCGCTTTATAACGCTACCTCGGCCTCTGAGAACATTGCCGATAACCTTGGCACTGAGTTTAATCTCGCTGATATTGTTGTTACCGTTGTGCCTATGGCTGACGAGGCAACCGGCGTTATTAAGAACCAGCCGCGCGTTATCTTTATTGCTGACGACGGTACGGCTTACTCCGCTATTTCGGGTGTTCTGCTCGATGATGTGGAGCGCGTTATCGGTATGGTTGGCGAGCCTCACACCTGGGGCGCCCCGCGTCCGGCTAAGGTTGTTGAGCAGAAGTCCAACAAGGGTCGCCGTTTCTTCACCCTGCGTCTGCTCTAATTCTATCATAGAGAGGTAGTCCCCCGCAATTGGGGGGCTACCTCTCTTTGCTATCTAAGGGGTTAATTAATTGGCTGATTCAGAACTTAATAGGCTCAGGGCTGAGGCTAGGGCTAGACATGAGGCGGTAACGAAAAAGGTTAGCCGTCTTAGACGCAATCATAATGTTGACGTTAGTAATTCACAATATGACCCTAGACGTTCACCATCAACAATTAAGCGTTACAACAAAGCACAACTAAACGCATACATCAAGAAACTTAATGAATTTACAGCGCGCGGTAATACGTTTGTGGCCGGTGCTGATAATACGATTATTCGCGGTTCACTGTGGAAGCAGTATCAGCAACTAGAAAAGCAATTTAACACCATTAGTTCGCGTCATGAAAAGCGATTTGAGGACCAGTATATTCCCACTGCTGGAATGACTGTTGCGGAGCGTATGGCACAGCGTCCCAAGGGTTTCTTGCGTGCGGGCGTGGAAGCGTCTACGCGCCCGTATCGGCAGGAGAGCCGCAACCCTGCTCATATTCGCGGGGAAGAGGGGCTTAAGGCTCTTATTAAGCAGAAGCGGCGACAACTTACTAAGGGGTATGAGAAAGACGCTATTAAGCGAGACAGAGAGACATTTGAGAAAATGGCTCGCATCAATGGTGACGAGTCGCTTATTAAGGATATGCGTAAACTGAACGATTACCAGTTCTATTACGCATGGCAGTACACCAATCTTCCCGAGGCAATGGCATCGCGTTATGACATTGCGAAGATTACCGGCGAAAGCAATAACCGCGGTTACGAGGCGGTTGTGGAGGGTTATTCCGAGGATGCCAGAGAGATTCTCAATCACGCTTCCACAGTCAATGAAAACGAATTCACTGACACCAGGGCTCGCGCAATTCCGACTCAGAGAGGCCGAGCAGAATTCACAGATACGAGAGCACAGGCAATCCCGAAGCAAAAGCCACCGCGCGCGCGTAATCGTCGCCGCTGATTTTGAGGCCACGACCGACCCCGACGACTGTCGCGTTTGGGGTTGGGGCGTGGCGCGCATCGACGACCCCGAGAGGGTCGAACTTGGCATAGACATTCTTAGTTTTATTCAGTACATTGCTAAGGACAACTATATTTGCTATTTCCACAACCTTAAGTACGACGGCGCTTTTATTATTGACTGGTTGCTTAATCACGATTATTGGCATACTACAGATCAATATAACTTGCCGCGCAACGCTTTCCGAACGCTTATTAGCGATATGGGAATGTTCTACAGTATTACCGTGAAATGGGCAAACGGCAATACTGTAGAATTTCGCGATTCGCTTAAAAAACTGCCTATGGGTGTTAAGCGTATTGCGGAATCGTTTGGATTCGATGAGGGCAAGGGCGATGTTGATTACCACAAGCCGCGCCCCGTTGGCTATATTATGGACGCGGAAGAACAAGATTACATTAGGCGCGATGTTTCGATTGTGGCAAAGGCGCTTGCAGAGATTCACGGAAACGGCATGTCGCGTCTTACTGTCGCGTCTGACAGCCTGGCAGAGTACAAGCGGCTGAATGGCCCACGTTTTGAGCGTCTATTTCCGGTGTTGAATACGGAAATGGATAGCGAAATTCGGCGCGCGTATCGCGGCGGATTCACGTATGCGGATGAGCGATTTAAGGGGCGCCGCTTGTCGTCGGGCATTGTGCTTGACGTGAATTCGCTGTATCCGTACATCATGCGTGAGAGGCTTATTCCATTTGGCGAGCCGCAGTATGTGCCGGGAAAGGTTGAGACTACAGAATCTCGCCCTCTTTCCATTTTTTCGATTACGTTTATTGCCAGACTAAAGCCAGGACATATCCCCTGCATTCAGATCAAGGGCAATAGCCGGTTTGGAGCCGCCGAATACATCAAGGTAATTGACGAGCCTGTTAGCATCATGGTTACGAATGTTGATTGGGCACTATACAACGACCATTACGACATTACAGTTATTGAGTACGGCGGCGGCTGGCTATTCCACGGCGGCGCAGGACTGTTTGATAACTACATTGATAAGTGGGCCGAGACAAAGGCAAATAGTACGGGAGGCAAGAAAGAGATTGCTAAACTTCACCTGAATTCGCTGTATGGCAAGTTTGCAAGTAATCCAAATGTTACCAGCAAAATTCCTACGCTGAAAGACGATGTTGTGAAGTACATTCGCGGCGAGGACGAAACGCGCCCGCCCGTTTACACAGCAGCAGGAGTGTTTATTACGTCATGGGCGCGAGACCTTACTATCCGAGCCGCACAACGCAACTATGGCGTATTTGCCTACGCCGACACTGATTCTTTGCACTTGCTTACTGACGATATTCCCGACGAATTGGAAGTGCATAAATCGAAACTTGGCGCATGGAAATTTGAGTATGGTTTTTCAGAAGCGTTTTACATTCGATCCAAGGCATACATTGAGCGAAAGCACAGCGGCGAATTTGTCGTGACCATCGCGGGACTGCCTGACAAGGTGCGCGATACCATGACGTTTGACGACTTGATTGACGGCAACATCATGCGAGGAAAACTTGTCCACAAGGTTGTTCGCGGCGGCGCGGTGCTTGTGGAAGCACCGTGGGAACTTAAGTTGGATTAGGACTTGCACTCTTGCCGGGACTCATGTAGTGTTGTTCACAACGAGGCAAACGGCCTCAACCGAGAGACAGGAAATCATCATGGCTAAGGCCCAGACCCCCAAGTTCGTTATTGAGGACTACGTTGCCCCCGTTTCGCAGTCCGGCCCCAACCCCTACGAGGAGCACGTCGACGCGCTGATTGAGGCTGGCGAGGGCAAGACGCTCGCTATTACCGTCCCGACTGAGCAGGTCGCCGGTAACGTGCGACTGTTCCAGAAGGCGGCGAACGCCAAGGATCGCACGGCGCGCAAGGTGTCCACGACCGAGGACGGCGACAACACGGTTGTTCGCTTCCGCCTCAAGGCGCGCGAGATTCGACCGGGCCGCGCCGGTCACCCGAAGCCCGATGAGTCTGCTACTGTTGAGGGTGAGGCGACCGAGTAAGGCAGTCAGTCCCCCGCCTAGATGCACAGGCTGAAACCTGGGGTGGGGGCAGAGGGGCGGCAATCCATTGACCGTCGTACCGGATTCGTCCACCTAGGAGGCCCCGCATCTGCTATCATGCAGGTGCGGGGCTTCCGCTTTGCTTATACCGAGAGAAAGAATTATTATGGCACGTTTTACCGATGTGCTCGCAGAGATTGCCGAGGCTGGCGGCGGATATCCCGAGGATTTTACCGCCCGAATTACCGAGGCATATGACGAGGATATTACCGCGCTTAATAACCAGATTAGCGAGCGCGACGAAACCGTTAATGTTCTGAATGAGACTATTGCAGACCTTAAGGGTCGTAATGCAACGCTTATTCAGAGCGTCCCGGCAGACAACCCTAACGAATTTTCCGGCAATGGCGATGATGTTGACGAGCCGGAGACTAAGACCGTTGACGACCTTTTCCCGAGCAATTAAGGAATAATATAAATGGCTCCTCTTGACGTTCGACCTATGGTGAAGTCGAACAACGCAGATATTCTTAACGCTATTCGCAATGCATCGTCTAGCGATTTCCAGCGGCGAATCCCTAACGCTACTAAGGCGAATGTTAGCGACTCGCTCAAGCGCGCATTTGACTACGCGCCTACGCGCAACGAATTCCTTGACGGTCTGGTGAACCTTATTGGTCTCCAGATTATCCGCAATATGTCGTGGACTAACCCGCTGAGTATTTTTAAGGCGGGAATGCTGGAATTCGGCGACACTATCGAGGAGATTGCCGCCGGTCTGCTTCCGGCTAACGTTTATCAGCATGACCGGGATTATCTCGAAAAGGATATTTTCGGCCAGGAGACTCCCGAGATTAAGGTTGTTTTCCACAAGGTTAACCGCGAGAATTACTACAAGCTTACTATTAAGGAGGCGCCGCTTAAGCGTGCTTTCCTTTCTGAGTACGGCCTGCAGAACCTTATTGTCGAACTTATGCAGTCGCTTTCGACCAGTGATAACTGGGACGAGTACCTGCTTATGACGCGACTTATCCGCGAGCACTATGATAACGGCGGATTCTTTAAGGTTCAGGTTCCTGACCTGAATGCGCAGGGTTCGACCGAGGCTAACGCTAAGTTTGCACTTCGACGTATGCGCGAAATGGGCGACGTTCTTCAGTTTATTTCGCGCCACTATAACCCGGCACATATGCCGGTTGCGGTGCGACCTGAGGATCTTGTTCTCATTACTACGCCTCAGGCTAAGGCCGCAATTGATGTTGAGGCGCTTGCCGCGGCGTTTAACATGGAGCGTGCGCAGTTTGACGCGCAGACCATTGTTGTCCCGCAGGAGCATTTTAACATTCCTGGCGCTCAGGCAATTCTCACGACTAAGCAGTTCTGGGTTGTTGCCGATCAGCGACTGGAGACCACGAGCGCGGCCAACCCTGTCGGCCTGTTTAACAACTATTTCCTGCACCACTGGCAGGTTATTTCGCTCTCGCCGTTTGCCCCCGCGATCCTCTTTACGACTGAGGCGGGCGACGAGATTGTTGACCAGGACGGCGTTATTACGGGCATCGAGCCGATTACTACCGCGGATGCGTTCACTGGCGAGCCTGTGACGACCCTTAAGCGTGGCGGTGTGTTCCTGGTTGGGGGCGAGGCCGTTACGACGCCTGAGGGCGCCTACAACGACGCTGTGCGTATGGGCCTGACTGGCGCCGAGTCGCCGCGAACGTACATCACGCAGAGCGGCACGCTCCATGTTGGCCCGGATGAGGTCTCGACGGCGCTTACGATTACGGCTACGGCTGTGGATGACGACACCATGAGTGCGAGCCTCACGCGCCCTGTCGTGGGCGATCGTGCGGTGTTCTGGCCTGAGCCGACTGTTATTGCTGACAGCGATAACGACGGTGTGCCGGACAGCGAGGAAACCCCGTAATTCCCTCTCGGTAATCGGAATGGGCCGCGTGCAATACGGCGCGCGGCCCATTCACATAACAAATTAAGGCTTACATATGAATCAGATTACCGATCCGGCACTGGATTACCCCGCCGGTCAGGACTTTAATTATGCCGTTTGGACGACAGACACGCGAATTACGCTTGCTAATGTTCCTTGGGATAATACGTATAGGGACATTGTGAAGTTCGCAAACCGCGATGCACTGAATACGTATATTGACAATCGGCCGACTACTCAGTCGCAGATTAAGACGCGATATGCTCGCGCGAACATGCCTGTTGATCTGAACATTCCGCACAGCGCCGCGAATAAGTACAACTATCTTCGCGCATCAAATGGTGCTCAGCCGGTGCCCGGAAATGACCAGGCACAGCAGTATTATTATTTTGTGCTTGACACTATTCACATTGCGCCTAATACGACTCGCTTTATTCTGCAATTGGATATTTGGCAGACGTTCGGTTTTGACGTTTCATTTGGCCGATGCTTTATTGAGCGCGGACATATTGGAATGGCAAACCAGGATAATTTTGCTGACTTTGGGCGAAAGTATCTCACTGTTCCTGAGGGCATGGATATTGGGTCTGAATATCAGATTGTTGCTCGTGCCAAGGAAACCGTCATGCATTCGCGGCGAGAGTCGCATGGTTCTTCTGAGGTTGACCAGCGGCCTTGCGTGCTTGTGCTGTCGTCTATTCAGTTGTTCGGCCCGCATGGCACAGTGGATGCACCTGAATTTAAGACCAGTGTTCCGCAGGGATATGGCGCAACGTCGTTCGGCCTTGGCGCATACATTTTTGAAAACCAGTGGGAATTCGAAAAGTTCGCGCGTCAAATGTCGGATAAGCCTTGGATTATGCAGGGCATCCAGTCCATTACGTTGATTCCGTCTATTAAGCGATATCACCCTAATTTTGAGTTTGGTTCTGCACAACTTGGCGGCTCGAATATCAAGGTTCAGATTTTCGATTACGGCGAGAACATCACGCCTGGCGGTTGGATCGGCTCTGGTACGGCGTCGCCGGATATGGCGTATCCAGATATGCTTGTGCACAAGTTGGCCGAGAATTGGCGAGAGAGTAACGGTATTCGTAGCCGAATTCCTGAGCGTTACCGCGATCTTCGCAAACTGTATACTTATCCGTATATGTTCATTGAGGCTACGACTTGGAATGGTAATGTGCTTATTATCAAGCCTGAGTCGTGGAATGATCCCGATGCAACCGTGCGAGAGCGTGGAAACATCATGCCGCCTACTCAGCGCGTTACGTTTATGATCTATCGCTACAACGCGCTACAGCAGTGGGCCGAGGATACTAGTAACGGCGACGATACTGGCGAATTCCTTGACATGGCTATTAACATTGATTCGTTCCCAACCATTCCGGTTATCAATAACCAGGGAATCATGTATCTTGCACAGCACGCGCGCGGATTGGCATGGGAGCAGCGCAGTGCGGATTGGTCACAGTCTCGCGCCCTTGCTGGCGCTCAGACTTCCTTCGATCAAGCAAACATGGGGATTCGCACGGCTTCGGAGCAGACGCGACAGGCGAATCGTTATAGCGGGGCTGTTACTGACCAGACAAACGCATTTAACCAGCAAAACGCAATTCTTAATGCAATTGGCGGGATTGGTCAGGGAGCCGCGTCCGGCGCTATTGCTGGCGGCGCTGGGGCTGTGGCTGGCGCCGCTGGCGGCGCCGTAGGGGCGCCTATGGGAATCGTGGGGGCGGGGCTTGCCGCACAGCAGGCAAGCACGCTCAATGCCATGTCTCAGGGGCAGAACACGGCGAGCACTGATATTGCGAACCGCTCTGCCGCTTTCACGCGCGATACGAATATGGATCTTGCGCGGTATGCCGCTCAGGGTGATTATGCAAACACTATTGCAGGCATTCAGGCCCGCACTCAGGATGCACAGTTGGCACAGCCGAGCATTAAGGGACAGTTTGGCGGCGATCTTATTGACGTTAATTACAACACTTCGGAATTGTCGCTTAGGTGGAAGATGATCGACCCAAGTGCAATGGCGACGGTCTGTGAGTATTGGCTGAGGTTCGGGTATGCTGTCAACCGATTCGCACAGATGCCCGCTTCCCTAATGGTTATGAATAAGTTTACCTATTGGAAGTTGGCTGAATCGTACATTAACGCGGCACCTATGCCGGAAACGTTTAAGCAAGCAATTCGCGGAATTTTTGAAAAGGGCGTTACAGTGTGGAATAACCCTAACGATATTGGCAACATTGACACTGCCACGAATCAGCCGCTTGCAGGGGTGACCCTGTGAGCCGCAATCGTGGGCGCGATTATGTGTCAACTGAAATTTACGGTAAGCACCTGCATGGTGACAGCGCACGCTTTGCAAATAACCCTGTAAACAATCGCAAGTCACTACATGAACGTATGTACTTCCGAATTCTGAGTGAACTTGCCATGAATAGGTTTAAGTGGCTCGGACTTCCCAAGGAAATTGACGTTCGATTCCTGGAAATGAATCTATTTTATCGTGCGCTTGCTGTGTTCTTCCACGACAGCGATACGGGTAAGTACATGGCGCTACAGGGTGGTGCGGCTGGCCCTCACAATATGTATAACAACCCCACCCAATTTTTCGTGACGGGCAACCTGTTTACTGGTCGGCGCTTTAATTCCGTTAACCGAATTGTGAATGAGGTTGAGGAACTTGCCGATTGTGTGCCGATTTGGTCGAATTATCTTCGCGTGCCAGATATGGATATCGTGATGATCTATGCTACCAAGTTGGCCGATATTGATATGACTATCGAAATTAACATGCGGAATGCACGCCGAACTAAGGTGCTAGCAGTCGATGAGAATACCCAACTTTCAGTTGAGAACCTTAATCGAATGCTTGACGAGGGAAGTGGCGCCGTAAAGATTGCTCGCGCATTCGACATGTCTTCGATTAGTTCTCTTGATCTTGGCGTTCATCCCGACCATATCGAGAAGTTGCACATTACTAAGGTGCGACTTTGGAATGAGTGCATGGGCCTGCTCGGTATTGACCATGCAAACCAGGACAAAAAGGAGCGTCTTATCTCTAGCGAGGTAAATGCCAACGACGACCAGATTGACAGCATGAAAGCCGTTAACCTGAATTCGCGCCGAATGGCCGCTGACGCTATTTTTGACCGTTACCGAATTCCTATTGAGGTTCAGTACAATACGGATATCGCGGATCAACTGTCCGCCGCAACGACAGGAGTGGGTAACTAATGCCGCATTTCACACTGCAACTTAAGACTGCAATCGAATTGACCGGCGGCGTTGCCGAGGTTGACCAGGAGACTGGAATTCGTAAACTGGTTGGCGGCAATATCGGTCTCGGATATTATCCGATTTTCGATGAGCAATACCGGGATCGTCTGACCGGCCTTATTGTTGACCATTTTTGGAACCGAGAAATCGGCCGAGAGACCATTGACGACTTCCAGCGCGGAATGCGTCACCGCATGAATCTCATTATGCCAAACTACAATTTGCTGTATGAGTCCACTCGCATGACGTATGACCCCCTTAAGACAATTGACATTGTGAATATGTCTACCGGCAAGGCGCAGATTGACCGTGAGGGGTCGAGCACGTCGAATGGCACGAGCACGACAAACGCTCTGAGCAATACCCGCAATATTGGGTCGTCTTTCCCTCAGACGCAGTTGAGCGGGGACGAGGATTACGCCGATACAGGAATGGACAGCAACGCCTCTACATCCTCGGCGGCGCAGAACAACAACGCGGCAAGCGAGAGCGGGGCCGAATCGTCCGAGCAGGAGGGGGAGAGTCGCACGAGTGGCTATCAGGGGTCGCCTGCCGACCTCATCATGCGGTATCGTGAAGCCATTATCAATGTCGACGCAATGATTCTGCTAGACCTGGACGACCTGTTTATGCAGGTAATGAATAACAACGACGAATATTACCCTAACCACTTTGCAGGATGGATTTACTAATGACTATTACGCCCCCCGTTATTGGCGGTTTCCCGGTTAATTCTAAGCCGTGGGGAAACATCACTCCTTTTACTTACAGGGATGGGCAGACCCACCTGGAAAAGTTGGAGAGAATGGCGTCTTTCCTTGACGACTCTCTTATTCCAGATGTTAATAAGGGGTTTGAGGAATCTTATAAGGAATTCACTGACAGCGCCAACGAATTTGTTGCAGAGGTAAACAACCTCATGGCACAGTGGCTTAGCGGTCAGGTGGAAAACAACGATGTAATTACTCAGGCTATTATTAACGATAGCGACAGCCTTACGGCTTCAGCAATTCGCGCTGTTTTTTCTAATCAGCGACCCGATGTTTCTATTATTGATTATGGGGCTATTAATGATGCAGTAGACAGCACTGACGCAATTGTTGATGCAATTGCTGCGGCACAGTCTCGCGGCATTACAGATGTTTATATTCCTGAGGGTGTTTACTATGTGAACAGTTTTACTGTTCCTGAGGGAATTAGACTTACAGGAAATGGAACCCTTATTTGGCGCGTTGAGTCTCCCGCAGGTGTGCCTTTTGTTACGCTGTACGGGGACATTGTGGGGCCGACTCTAGATGGAAACAGGGCCGCAAATCCTCGCACTAACAACCGCTCGCAGGACGCAATTGTTTATATTCCCGCAGGTGTTTTTGGCTCCACGATTTCGGCACGCCTTATCAATTCTCCTTCTTCGCATATTTGGGGCGATGTTGACGCTTTTGGCGCTAACGGTGCGCGGTCAATTAAGGTTGTTGGCTGTGTGCTTCGCAACGCTAAGAATTACAATGTTGCTGTTCGCGGTCATGATTGGATCGTTACAGGCAATACGGTCATGGGCGGCACTAATGGGGTTCGGGTAGGATCTTTCCTTTCTGAATTCCAGGCAACCCCTAATATTCAGCAGTTTGTTGGAACAATTATTTCTAACAACACTTTCATTGGTACAACTTCTGTTCCTTTTGAAATTGAGATTAATTCCAGCGGCGCAATCGTCACTGGCAACACCGTCCGACTTTGCAACGGCGTGACCAAGATTCAGTATCAGACGGGCGAGCCTGTTTATAAGACAATCTTTATCGGAAATACTTTTGAAAAGATTGGTTATCAGGTTGAGTATGACGACGTTACTGGAACTGCAACGCAACTTGTAGGCTTCGGAATGATTACCTCAATTCCGTTTGGTGGTTTTAACACTATTGTTGCAAACAACAGTTTCGATGATTTCGCTGGAATTGTCCTGCATTATGGTGCCAAGTTTATCGACAACAATCTTCTCAATGTTGGCGCGGACACTGTTGGACAGGCTGGAATTAGGGTTGCTTCTACTTCAGACGGAAGCATTGTTAAGGGCAACAAGTTTGTTATGCATTCCGCACGCCAACTTGACATGCTTATTAGGATTGACGCTCCTAACGTTCTAGTTGCCGAGAATGATATTACGGGCGGCGCCACTGTTAATTACCTTGCCCGAATTTACGCTAACGGCACTCGTTTCCGCGATAACCTTTGGCGCGCTAGTGCGGGAATTTTTAACGCTGGCAATACAATTGCTGACACGGTTTTTGTTCGTGAAACGTTTATCGGAATTACCAACCCTTATTCCGGCCTTGGTCGTAACATGCCTGGAATTAAGTTTGAGGACGTGCGCGGCGCTGGTGTTCTTCCCGACTTCCTTGCAATTGTGTATCTTGACGCAAGCGGCAACCTCATTGTCGGCAACAGTTACAAGATGGGTGTCGGGACGCTGGCAGGGGCGGCCGCAGGCAATTTGAACACTATTAGCGCAGGTTCCAATCCAGGGCAGCGCATTGTTCTTGTGCGCCGCACAAGCGCAGAGGTTGTAACTGTTCAGCCTGGCGGAAATATCCTGGTTGGAAGTCCTTTCCCCATTAATTCCGGTACTGCAAAACTGTTCCTTGAGTGGGATGGTCAGCATTGGAGCGAATACGCGAGGGCCGCGTAATTGTCTTCCATCAATGTTGTCCAGCGATACGGGGACGGCTATGTAGTAATTTTTGAAAATGGGGAGCGGGTGCTCTGTCACCCGCTCCCCAATGGGGACTATTTGCCCTCTCGGCGAATCGTCCCGCCTGACCCTGATCCCGATCCCGACCCCAACCCCGATCCTGACCCCGGCGGCGAGAGCACGTTTAAATGGCCGATGAACCCTAGCGCGCTGAACACCCGCAACGGGCGCCCGCAGGACGGTTACATGACGGCTCAGCGCCCTACGCACAACGGCACTGATATGTCATTCCCGCCCGCGTTCACGGCTGGGATGCCTATTCGCTCGATTGCTAAGGGAATTGTCAATAAGGCATATTGGGAGCCTGGTGGCGGCGGCTGGGCTGTAGAGGTAAAGCACTCTAGCCGGTGGTATAGTGGCTATTATCACGCTGTCCCCGGCTCACTGAGGGTGTCCCCTGGGCAAAGCGTAGAGCAGGGGCAACATCTTATGGATGCTGGCGAGAGCGGTACGGCTACCGGCCCTCACCTGCATTTCATGGTTGTTGATATGTCTAAAACTGGCAATTATTGGACTAGCCACGTTGATCCTGAGGCTTTTATGGCTCAATATAACCCGGAAGATTTGTACGTATGATTAAGCGCAAAAAGCACCCATATTACGAGGACGCGCGCCTGCTTTCCCATAACGGAAGATTTAATTTCGTTGTGGGTGGGCGTGGCCTCGGTAAGACGTACAACTTTAAGCGGCGTGCAATTCGTAACTTCATCAAGCGTGGCGAACAATTTATTTACCTACGGCGGTTTAAGTCAGAACTTCACGCAAGAAATACGTTCTTTGCTGACATTCAGGGCGAATTTCCAGACCATGATTTTCGTATCAATGGTTCTACCGCGCAGATTGCTCCCGCTTCTACTGAGGACGACAAAAAGCGGCCTTGGCAGACAATGGGTTATTTCGTGGCACTGTCTACAAGCCAGACGCAAAAGTCTATTGCGTTTCCGCTAGTTACTACCATCATTTTTGACGAATTCATTATCGAGCGCGGCGCCCTGCATTATCTGCCGGACGAGGCGACAATCTTTACTAATTTCTATTCGACCGTTGATCGTTACCAGGATAAAACTAAAGTGTTTTTCCTTGCAAATTCGGTTAGCATCGAAAACCCGTATTTTGTAGAATATCGAATTCGGCCGGATGAGGGTAAGGAATTTCTCATTCCTGAGCACATTACACCTAGGGGTTTTGTTGTTTGTCATTTTCCTGATAGTGAGGCATTTGCCTCTAGCGTCTATGAAACGCAGTTTGGTCAATTCATTAAGGGCACTGAATATGCGGAATATGCAGTCAGTAATACCTTTGACGACAACCATGACCATTTGCTGGGAATTAAGGGTAGCAATGCACGATACGTATTCACACTAGAACTTTCATCCGCCCGTGTTTCAGTTTGGCATGATGTTATTGCTGGTGAGTATTTTATCATGCGGAAACTTCCGCGACAGCAAATGATCTTCACGCTCGACCCGCTCAGCATGACGCCTGACAAGTTACTCTTGACGCGCCAGGATCGCCCTGTGGCGAACCTGCGCACCGCATTCCGGTCTGCTAAGGTTCGGTTCGATGAACCATCGACCAGGAATGCATTTCAGGAGATATTTAAGCGATGAACATGGCGGCTGTACCGGCGGCGACAGCCTTTCCTATAACTGAGGGTGTAATTGTTGCAATGTGTAGCGTTATCGTTGCACTGCTCGGCCTCATTGGTAAGGCGGTTTATGACAATAAACGCGAAACCAAAGCAATCAAAAAGGATGTGAAAGAAACTAAATATCAAGTAAAAAACGACCACACTACCAATTTGCGTGAAGATGTTGACGATAAGCACATAGCAACAATAAGTGCCGTGGAAAAAGTCGATAAAAAAGTTACTCGCGCTTTTGATGAAATCTCTACTACTAATAAGCGCCTCAACGGGCATGTTGATAGATTTAATAACACAGATCGAAACATTGCACAATTGCGCAGTGATGTAAACGACAGACTAGATTTTATTGTAGAAATGATTAAGGAGAAAAACCGTGACTGATTACACTATTGACGGTGACACTGTTCCCCGCGAGGATTCTTCGCATTTCACCCCGAATGTAATTGTGGAAAATCCAAAGGTGCGCAAGGTGATTAATTATGTGCTTCATGTTGGCGGCGCACTCACCGCCGCAGTTGCCGCAGCAGACACTAGTTCAGACGCCTTTGACGCAACCGCCTGGACAATCCCTGTCGGCGCCGTTATCCTTACCCTGTCGAGCCTCCTCGGTCTCGGCGTAACCATCCCCAACATTCCAAAGAGGTAACAATGGGAACCCGCCGCCCCCGCACCGTCAAGCCTGAAACGATCAATAGAGGCGACCTCATCCGCGTCACCTGGACAACGGGCGACGTAGAGCGGTCAATTCTCGGCCGCGTCGCTGAGCGTGAATATCAGGGCCGTACCCGCGTGCTGAGCACGTCAGACGGTCAGGAACTACTGCGATACATTCCCGGTATTAGTTCCACAACTAAGGTGACAATGATTCGCCGCGGCGATGATGTTGCCCTGTTTGAGATTGGAAAGAATTAATGGCGTTCCCCGTCATTCGTGATAAGCACAAGATTACTCGCGGCTATAGCACATTCCACAAGGCAATTGATATTGCGCCCAAGGTTCGCGGCACGAGCGAGCCGGTAGCGGCTGTCGGCGCAGGCGTCATTAGCCATGTCGATGCTGGCGGCTGGCGAGCCGGAAACAACTTCATTCTTCGACTCGACGGCGACAATTCCCTTTGGTGGTATACCCACCTTAAGACAATTGGCGGAATTCGACTCGGCCAGAGGTTCGCAGACGGTCAGGCACTGCTCGGCGCACTGACCGGCAATACCGGAAATAGTTTTGGCGTTCATCTGCACCTAGTTAGATTTGCTGACGGAATTCTTGACAATTTCACTGACCCTTGGCCGTATATCCGAAACGCGGCAGATCCTTTCCAGGTGTCTGCACCGCCCAAGCCGCCCGTCAGCAAGCCGAGCACTCCGCGGCGCGCGCGAATGCGGCTTACGAATTGGGTGGTCTATAAGGACGGGCGACTTCGGGAATATCTGCGCGTTGTTGACGGGCGCCCGGAGAAGTGGACGGGCACCTATGAGGTTCTAGAGCGCAACAACCTCGGGCATTACCGCATCCGCGGTGGCGACGGGCGAACCGCCTGGGTGCATTCGCTCGCCAAGGCTGGCATTATTTGATAACATCGTTACAAGTAATGACCCCATAAGTAAAAATGTTGGCCCCGGCGCTTGCGAGCGTCGGGGCCAACGTGTACTGTAGTGAATAAGGAAGCCGCCCCAACAAGAAAGGCCAGAGCAATGGCAACGATCCACTACAACCCCAAGGCCGACAGCGACAACAACTTGGGCGCTATCTGCTCGGCTCGCGGTAACGTCGCTCTCAGCGCCAAGCGTGACGACGTGACTTGCAAGAACTGTCGTCGCATGGATTTCTTTAACTACGTCGCACCCAATCTGGAAGCGAACAAGCCGGTTGTCGTCAACCTTCCCGGATTCGACCGGTGCGACAAGTGTGGCTACATGACCGCCGCAGTCGGCCACACCGTCTACTGCGACAACTAACCCACGCGCTCCCCCGCGGCGCCGTGCGCATCCCGGCGCCGCGGGTGACCACACAGAAAGGCAAACCATGTATTACAAGATCATTGGCCGAACCATTGACGGGCACTATTGGGGCATCCGAGTTACTACTTGGGATGAAGTAACCGAAGAAGTGTTGAGCGCCGCTAGCAAGGGCGTTGAGATTCGCAACGTGCAGATTTTCCGATGAGTCAATTTACGGTAATTGACCGCACCCACGGCGCTTGCCGCGATTGCGACGACGCACAGCGCAAAGCCGTAGAATACGCAATCAACAACAATCTCAACGGCGCCACCGGCGCAATTCAGACCATGACTGCCAAGGGCAGTGTTCGACAGCACAACGTGCATGTGAAGCGAGGACGATAATGTATGAATGGGGGCAATATTGGTGGCTAGACGCTTTTAATATCTTTGGAATCATTTTCGTTCTTAGTGTTTCAGTATGGATGATTTACAACCTGTTTAGGAGCAAATAATGGAGTGGGGCGCATTCATCCTAGGAATTGCTGGAATCATCGCCGGACTGTCCTACAACGCAGGATACAAGCACGGTAGAATCGACCAGTTCGAGAAGCAAGCCGACAACTACGGAAAGCCGATTTTCTAATGGCACACGCAAGTCACGACATTCGCCCACTCAATGACGGTAGCGGGCATGGCATGTGTATCAAGTGCTACAACTGCGACGGCGGTTGCGGCGGATACGATATCGAACAGGAGTGCAACAATGGGTAGGTACGCAAAGCCACTCAACGACACGAAAGCCGACGCAGACCGCCACATTGCCGCCCACAACAAGTCAATTACGCGGTGGCTCATCACAGGCCGCGAAACGCGCCACGAACCGAAGCACAGCGCCAACGGGCGCCAGTCATTCGCTTGCCCCAACATTCGCACCGTAGCGAACCTCAACCCTTTTGCGTGGCCCATTATCAAGGATGAAGCCATTGTCTCAGCACCGCACTATGAAACGGCGTTCTATAACGCTAAGCAGGAGGCTTAAAATGAATCGTGACGAAGAAATGGAATATTGTTGCCGAGGTTTGGAGAGTGTTTAATGGCTAGCGAAATGCCTATAGACACATCTGATTTCTTTGTAATGCGAAATACAAAAGTCAGAGATATCACGAGAATTGTTGAGATTTACCAGCGTACTAATCCTGACACTGGAGTTTATATTAGTGGAGATAGTTTGACATTTTTCAAAAATCAAGTTATAAATAACGTTGTTCCATATATGAGTGAGGAGGAATTAACTAGGAATAACTTATGACAATATCCCGGTAGAAAGCCGGGATATTGTTTACTCTTATCTATAAGCGCTCCCTATACCCCCCACAACCCCACCCAACCACACCGTCCAGACGGTACAGTTGAGGCCAAGCCCA